AGCAGGTCAGAGACTACTTCAAGAGCAAGCAGAAAAAATAACGGTTGTAGGCTTTGCGCCAAAGTGACGCAATCACCGCAGATATTGCGGGTTATACGTCACTTTGGGGTATAACCATTGTTATGTGTCAGTAACAGCCTTGGGAATCAGCAAAGCTTTCGTTGATCAGCTTTTCCCTCTGATATTCAAGTTCGGCTTTTACTGCCTTCTCCATCGGGCTGCCTTTAGCTACCCTCTCTAGTGCCTTTTCACCATGATCGTCAACCATCGATTTGGCGAAAAAGCTTCTCGCCGGTGTGCCTTTAAGCTTTACAGTTTTACCCATTAAAATCACTCCTAAGTTGCCACATAACAAAAGCCATAAAACTGGACTCTGTTACCTCGGCGTTTTTGTTAATATTTAAGTGTCGCCATTTATGGCAAATGTTAGCTATCTACTCGCTCAGCTAGGGCGTCTAGCGCTGGACCGTATTCAGGCCAATCGCTTTCTATTACAAGCGCATCGATAGAGCTTTTTCCGTTATCCCTCCGGCCGTCATCAACAAGCTCACACAGCGCTGTAAGCGTTATCGTTTCATCTCCGTTCAAATACTGCTCAACATCAGTTAGTTTTAGTACGATGTATCTGTTTTCGAGTTCCATACCAGCCTCCACAGCTAACAATTATTTTCAAATTGACGCCTTGCGCGTCCGTTCTTTGCTTCATGCGCCGTTAGTGGCGCAACTTAAAATGGTAGTTATGTTGCTACTCTTCCGTGCCGTGTATTGCATGAAAAGCAGCTTCTTCGTTTAGCTTTGCCAGCTCTGGCGCAAGGGCGTTTATAGCTTCCAAAGCATGGCACTTCATTTTATGCTGTTCGTTGAAATACCTCATAGAAGTCAGCACCTCCAAGCATTCCTGTAGCCTCTTATCAGTGAGGGGTGGTATTTCTGCTTTCGGTACATATTCAACATCCCCGATCATCACCTTTTCCACTTCACTCTCCTATTTATCGTGCAACATAACAATTATCTTCAAATTGACGCCTTACGCGTCCGTTCTTTGCTTCATGCACCATTAGTGGCGCAACTTAAAATGGTAGTTATGGCGATATATCCCACTTTGCCAATTCAATGGCTTTTCGGCGTGTTTCTAAATGAGCCTCACCAAATCCAGAGCATTTCTGCTGAAAGTAAGTTATATCTTCGCCTGCCTGCTGTATCGCTATTAGGTAATACTGCTCTACCCATGAGTGATCTAAAACAAATCGGCCTTGCGCGGTTCCTCGCTCAAATACCTTATCTGGCTGTCTTGGGTCGATTACTACCGTTTCAATCTCGAATCCGCGCTCTCTACACATGCTTTTAACGCGCTCAGCTTCCTTGCGATCTGCAAAACCTACTCGGTCGCCTTCTTTCAATCCTTCAACCATTGATACAGTTCGCCCTGTCCTGCGAGCCGATTGAAAATATGTGTGTGACATGCCTTTCATTGCCTGGTAAATTCCAAAAATGTCCATCGTCGTGTCTCCAAAATCGTGTTAATCGCGCCATAACAAGCGCATACATCGGATAAACCTACGCTGCGCTACGGTTGACCGCTGATGCAGGTCGTTAGGCGTCAATCACTATGCTGGTCAGTATATAGTCACCTATTAGATTTCTAGTCTTTATAGACTCAGTGTCTAGCTCCTCCATTGCAAGACCGCGTAATTCATTCAGATTCACATCCTCACGAAAGTCTCGCAGCAATCTTCCGGTAATCGGCATCCCGCTACCGCCTTGATGATTGTCCCATTGCAGTGCTGTATAATTTATTTCTATAATCATTCTAATAATCCTCAGTTTTAAGTGGCTCCGTTCACGCCTAACAATTAAATCAAGGCGACACGGTAAAGCTGTGCGCCTTATTTGCGCAGTTATGCTGCCTTGTTGCCAGTTCCAGGTGTAATTGACCACCACTCAATAACCTCATCACCCTCGTACTGTAATAGCTCAATCATTGAGTCCTCGCTAATCCATTTATTATCCCTGTCAACGTAGGCTAAGAGGTTGATGATTTGCCCATCACCCATGCAGTTATCTTTATAACGGATAGCCACTATTTCGTTGGCAGCAGGCATAACAAGCCGTTCGTTTTGACCATCAACCGCGTGGTCTTGTTTGTTTTTATTTTGCTCTGGCATTTCACCTACCCTCTTAAATTCATCTCTCGGTTGCTGGCAACACAACATAAAATGTTAGGCGTCAATCTAAAAGGTCTTCGCTAGTTGCGCTTGAATATAGTGGGGTATACGTACCTCTACAAAAATAATTCTCATCGCAAGAAGGGCAGCATACCTCTTCCATTTCTTCTTTGGGCGCAATAGCAAACAGATCATTGTTACTATCAATCATCTCATCATCGGTCATGGTGTAGTCACATCGGGGGCATGTTGGCTTGCAGTCATCACGCCTAACAATCTCATTGTTCTGACCCGCTACCGCATCAGTCTTTGATGTTTCAGCTTGTTCGTTGCTCATCGTTTCAATCCTTAATTTGGTGCATTTTGTCGCAGGCAGCACATGCTAGTCAGTTATGCGGCTACTCGTAGCCTGCGTATTCTAGGTAATCACAAAACGATGTGCGTTGTGCAAATCGCGTCTTGTATTTCTCATTAAACTCCTTAACGGCTAATTTCATGCGCCCTTCAAAGGCTGCTAGGGTTTCACAGCACCCTTGGTTGTCATGCTCTTTTAGCCATCCCATCAGCTTCAGTTTCATCTCGCTTTTTTTCATCGTGATCTCCATACGCGCCGTATAACAAATATTTTCAAATTGACGCTTTCCGCGCCACTCGTTACTTCATGCGCCGTTAGTGGCGCAACTTAAAATGGTAGTTATGTTGCCTTTAATCTTTCTAGATCAATAAAAACAGCCAGTCTTTTGTAGCCATTCGGCTCAACCGATCTAATTGTCTTTTTTACTCCTGAGATTATTGTTAACTTTTTTAGTTCAACGCAGTCAAAGCATGGAGTATCAACTTCAACATTAAAAAATATTTTAGTTTGATGCACCTGTAAGCCGCCAAAATAAGGGCAACAATTAAGTAAAAGTCCTGTATGCTTTTTAATAAAAGACAACGCTAAGTCTATAATTTCGTTCTCGTGCATCAATCTTTCCTCTTGTGTAAGTGCAACATAACATAAGTGTTATCTGGTCAATCAAGATCAGGTTTCCATGGTTTGTGTGATTGCGCTCCGGTAGATTTAACACCATCACTCGACTTAGCAAGGCCTCCCGCCATCCACTCAGCCTTGAAACCCACCCAGGAGCGTTCGGCAGCCTCGCCAATGCAGTCATCCACACTCAAGCCCTGTTTAGCAGCTAAATGTAATTGCTTGCCTATCCCGTTGATTGCGGTTTGCGTGTTGCTGGCTTTCTTTTTTCTCCTAACCTCCATCCAGTCAGCCATGATTTGATCATCTGGCAATGATGGCCATCCAGAATAATCGAGATTTTTATAATTCTTAGGCTTAGCTTTAGCCTTGGGCTTGGGCTCGATATTTACATTATTTACATTATTTACATTATTTACATTCTTATCTGTTGCGATTTCGCTGTCATCCTGCTGCGATTTCGCTGTCACTTGCTTGTCATCTTGCTTGTCACTGTCTTGCCATGAATTGTACTTAATCACCGCTACGATGCGGCTTTTAGCCTGCGATTTGCTTGTTATGTCGCCTGTTGAAATGAGTTTCTTTATTGAGGTTCTTAGCTGGCTTATAGTTAAGCCGGTTTCTTTTGATAATGAATCAAGAGAAGTAAGTAACGATCCTCGGTTGATTTCAATTCCACGCCATTTACTATCAGAGTGGTTAGCTCTAAGTAAAAAATGAACAAACAGGCGGCAAGTGTTTTGGTCGCTGTACCACTCCCAGCCCAATAGCTCACGATGAAGTTTTATCCACCCATGCGCCACGTTTAACCCTTTTCGCCTTTGCGAATAAAATCAGCGGCGCTTATTCCAAAGTACTCTGAAAGCATTTCTATGTTTTTACCACTCATCACTGTGGACCTGCGCAATGTGCTTACCGTTGTTGCTGATATATTGAGATGCTCACCAAGCTCGCCGGCCGGAATATCTCGATCTGTCATTAATAACCTTAGGGACCGTCCACAGTCCATTGTTGGTATGCTCATCAATATTCACTCCGCATTTTAATTTCTAAACAAACTATAGCCCACCACGTGAAATAAATCAAAGTAATTATTGCAATATTTCAACTTACTGCTAGTATTATTCACATCAAGACAGCAGCGATGGAGATAAGCAAATGAATTTTATATTCCAGTTAGGCGGCCCATTTAATAAGAAGAGCTATAAGCCCTCAACAGAAGAGGTGAGAGTAGCACAGGAAAAAACGCGGAATACAGGAAGGCTTCGCAGGTATAAGCTCAGAATGATGCGGTACCTACTTCCTATCATGCTGACTAAGCAGGCATGAATATTCAATTTGACGCTGACATACCAAGAAATGGAATTAACTTCTCAGGTCGATGTGATAACTACATCATCATGGTTAACGTAGAAGTTCGCGTTGACTATGAGCCAGACGACCCAAAATTAATTATGGCGATACACTGCCATGACAAGTACAACGGAAAAATGATCTACACAGCAAAGCATGAAGATGACCAGCTTGAAATGCTGGCACTGGAACACATTAAAAAAAGGATAGTGGCATGAGTAACGAAGTTGCAAGTCATAAAAATATAGAAGTAAAGCTTCAACGACCATTCGAGGCTGATGATATTAAATGGAGAGTCCAACGGGCTGGCATCTCATCTAACGGCCATCCGTATGTTATGACTATTCCCTATGTAAGTAACCGTGCCATACAAAAACGCCTTGATGAGGCTCTTGGCGTGTTTGGGTGGGAAAACGCATACAAGCCAACGCCAGACGGCAAGGGCTATCTGTGCGGAATAACTATTCACCTAGAAAATAAGACGGTCACTAAATGGGATGGTGCTGAATACACCAGCATCGAGCCGCTTAAGGGTGCGCTATCTGACTCGATGAAGCGAACAGCTGTCCAGCTTGGTATTGGTCGTTACCTTTATTTGCTAGAAATTGCTTTTACTGAGTGCATGATAGTCGGCACTAGAAAGGAAGCGGTTAATCTTCATGTTCATTACCCAGACAAAAACAATAAATCTATTCAGACGCTTATAAGCTGGGCAAATCCAAGCCTACCGGCATGGGCTCTACCGTTTGACGACTATCAACCATTTATTGAAAAGATAAAATCAGCTCAAGATATGACAGCGCTAAAGAATGCATTCACGGAAGCATACAGAGCCTCAGAGTCATCTAAAAACAATGAATTCCAGAACGTAGCGATAGCCGCAAAGGATGCGAGAAAAAGAGAAATATTAGCATCAATAGATGATATCAATGCCGCCAAACTTGGGGAAATAGATAATTGGCTTGAAAACGAAATGGAAACGTTCTCTCAGCTCCCAAGCGAGGCAACAGTGAATAACTACAGAAGAATAATCACAGAAAACCTATCCAATAGAATATCTGAGTGTGAATTCGACTGCTCATCATTAACAAACAAGCTCGATAAACGATATGAAGAGCGTATTAACGAATTATCAAAGGGGAATACAGATGCCAAATGAAAACAAAGAAATCTCAACCATTGAGCAGGCCGTTGCTTTAACCGGTAGAAAGTCTATTGAGTTTTTCAGCGACAAAAGCAATGTCCAACCGCTAATTGACAAGGTAGTGAATGACGCTTTAAGCCTAGTACCTGTGGTAGACACAAAAAAGGGGCGTGATGCAATAGGGTCAACCGCTTTAAATGTATCAAAATCAAGGGGTCTTATCGAGGATGCAATTGATAATGCGTCTGCTGATTTAAAAGCAAAACTCTCATCAATAAAGGATGTGAAAGACCACGTAATAACCAGTCTAAACCAAGCAAGAAAGGACGTTCTAGCCCCTCGTGATGAGTGGAACGCAGAGCAAAAGCGCAAGGAGGATATACGAATAGAAGCAATCAAGGAAAAGATTGCTGGTATAGCAACCATTGGTGATTTTGCGGAAGATGACACCACAGAGACCATATCCAATAAAATTGATGCGTTGGAAAATATAGATATCACTATTGGGTTTGATGAATTCACCGCAGGTGCAGCAAAGGCAATCCAGGAAGCAACCGGCAAGCTGCATGAAAGAATAGTGAAAATTGCTAACGACAAGAAGGCTGAAGAGCAGCGCGTTCAACTTGAAGCTGAAAAGAAAAAGAACCTCATTCAAGAGCGGTTATCTAACCTTACACAGATACCCCTATCATTGATGGGCAAAAGCTCCAGTGAAATCAAAAGACGACTGGACGCGGTTGGTAAAAGTGAAATAACAGATGATGAGTTTGATGAAAGATCTGATGAAGCAAGAGAGATTAGAACCAATGTTCTCCAACAGCTGGAATTTCTTCAAAACCAAGCATTATCAACTGAAGCCACTGAAAAGGCGAAAGCTGAAGAGGTAATTCAACCACCATCAGAAGCGGAAAAAGTTATCAATGATGCTGTTCAGCTGGGCACCGGTGTAATGATGGATGGTAAGCGCGTTAATCCTGCTGATATTCAAATTGAAGTGGAAAGCCATCCACTAATAACAGGCAACGCAAAACCAGCAACAGAAGAGCACTCAGGCATTAAAGCGGCAAGAGATGCGGCATTTGAGGCGTTTGCACTGGCCGAGGAAAAATGGAACGACTACACCCAAGCCCTTCCAGATGGCGACGAGAAAACAAGAGCCCTTGCCATCTATGAAAATATTCTGCTAGTTACTCGAGTATAATAATTAATCACGCGGTGTAACAGCCGCAACACCAAAACAGGAGAGCAACATGGGAGATAGAAAAACAGATGTAGTAGAGTTCATCGGTGAATGTAATGCCGGAATATTAATCGAAAAGCTTAGCCTTGCCTTAAGTGAGGCGGCAATAGCTCAAATTAATCATGGGGCTGGAAGCAAGCGCGCCAAGGTATCGTTGGAGTTTACCTTTCAGCAGATGGGCGACAATGAGCAGGTCATTGTATCTCACAAGCTTTCAACCAGCACGCCAACTAAGCGCGGTAAGAAGGCCGAAGAGGATGTAACTGATACTGCCTTCTTCGTTGGCAAGGGTGGCGTGTTAAGTATTGGGCCGCCAGAAGAGGAGGAAACCGGTCAGTTTAACCTAGGTCGGGATCGTGACCGCGTTACACCGATAAAATAATCAAACAGCCGGTGTGATAACCGGCACAACCTAAAGCAAACAACAAGAGAGAAATTACCATGTCATTAACAGTAGATGCAATCCAAGAGCTTAAAAAAGATCAACTTTTAGAGCGTGTAAATGTAGAGCTTTCGGCGGTAGATACGCTGGTGCCACTAATCGCCCTGCCAAATGGTATTGATCTGATAAGCATTGAGGGCTATATGCCTAACCGTGCTTCGTATCGCTTCACATTTAAGACCAAATCAATAGGTGATTTCGTTGAATACAGTGAGGAGTTTGAGCAAGAAGGTTCCAAGTGCTTTGTCGATTCCGATGAGATGTGTGCGCGAACAATCCTTGATCTTGGAACGGAAATTAACCCGCTTCATCAGTCGCACAAGTCCATCTTGCAGCTAGATAAGACTGCAGCATTCAAGGCTATGCTGCGTGTAGATGGCATAAAGCTGGCCCAAAAGGACGCTTCAAACTTCCTTGATGACTGGGCGGATTGTTTGGAGGTGCATTCTCAGGATGGCTCAAGCATGACCATTCACCAGGCATCAAAGCGGCTTCGTGAAATCACCATTGAGCAAAAAGCCAGCATTGATAGCAAGGTTGGCGACTTCGGCGCAAGCATGAGCTCATTTGAAAAGATAGAGGCCAAGGGTCAGGAAATGATACCGGCCACCATGATTTTCACTTGCAACCCATACCATGGTCTGGCTGAAAGAGCGTTCTTGCTGCGAGTGTCAATATTAACTGGTGAGGCAAAGCCAGCAATAACCCTTCGTATTATCAAGCTAGAGACTCAAAACGAGGCCATAGCCGAAGAGTTTAAGCAGATTCTTACTGATGGGTTTGCATCATCTGAAATAAAAACCTTTATCGGCGAAGGCTAAACAGCATTAGGCCCGTTTAATTACGGGCCTATAGGAGTAAGCAACGTGATCAATAAATTAATTCTACCATTCGACACTGAAACTACTGGTATTCCAAACTGGAAAATACCATCTTACACCTCAACTTGGCATTGAGGTGTGATAAATATTACTCATTTGCAATGTAAGTTGCAGAGAATCTTATGAGATTTGCATTAGCTCCTGTCCCCGCATTTGTGTATGGTAAGGTAGCCGTTGCACCATTTGCAGTAGCCCTATATAAAAGATAAAACTGTGATGTCCCACCAAGAATATAAGCATCACACGGGTGATTTGTCGACCATGATGATGATGTAGCAATATTAACCCCTGAATATCCATCATTTGACGATCCGGTATTTGAATCAGCCTGGAACGGAAGTCCTATTATTCTTAGGTTTCCTGCAGCCGAACCAACAGTAATAGAGTCTGTTCTTAATGCACCTTGGATATGCACAAGTTTTCCAACCTTGACATATTTTCCGCCCGTCAAGGCGTCATAAGTTACCGAATCAAAATCTGTCCCATCCGCCTCAAGGACTGGTGTCCATGTGCCCTCTTCATAATCGTCTAGAACATTAGCATCAGTTGACTTAAAGGTATTATCGAAATCAACGCCAGTAATAGCGCGGTTTTGTGACCATTGGCTACTTGTGCTAATAGCCGACCCCGTCTCGTCCTCGGTAAAAATACCATCGATTATAGTGGAGCCATCACAGTCCTTAACTTTCATCACCGCAACACCACCGGCAACATTCAGCCTAAATGGTTTATTTGATGCGTTTATGGTTGGGTATGTTGTACCGTGACCGAAAGCCCTATCAATATAGCATGTGCCTTTATCTGCTATCACGGCCCTGCTAGCGTTTGAGGCTCCGAAGTGATTCATACCTGTAATTCTTACGGCGCTGGATGATGTGGCGGCATTTACATATACATGAGCAAGTACCGGCCCTTCTACCCACACATTTTCAAGCACATTTTCAGAAAACGATTGAGCAGTTATCTCGATGTTATAGCCAATATTATCACCAGCAGCCCAGTAGTTGGTTTCATACGATCCGCCTATCACTCTCGTGCCATTTGCAAGCCCTTTTATCAACAGACCAGCGGCGTCATTTCTAAACGCATGACAATTGACCAACATATTTTGGTTGGATGGGAAAGTGGATGGGGTTAGATCACCCCAGAATTGAATGCCCTCATCAATAACAAATCCAGCGCCTACATTGTTACCTGAAACGCAGCTTTCGGCCTTAACCAGTAGAGCCTGTCTTAACACTATTCCGTGACTACCGCACTGGAAAACAGACAGATTCTCAAGTTTGCAATCAAACATTCTAAGCGTGTCAATGCCGATCTGGCTAGTCTTTGTTAGATCGCCTTGTACCGCGAAATTAGCAAGCCTTATACCTGTTTTATTGTACGTTCCAAAGCCGCTTGTTACTTTGTTTCTAATGATGGCACCATCGAAGGTAGATCTAAATATGGTGGATGTTTTGCCGGAACCAACCAAGCTGACAGTTTCAGGCACTTCTATCTGTGTAATATCAAGAAATCCAGATGGAGCCGTAACAGTCGCACCGCCACTTTCACCAAAAATTGAGTTGTTAGCATCTGTAGAGCCGGTTATCAGTGTTAGATTTCTAGCTGATTCCATAGCATTTTGCACGCCATTAGTATAATCAGCAGCAGCAAAAGTATGATGACGTAAAACATGGTGGTAAGGGTAAGATGTATTTGTGACGCCGATTTCCCAATCTGGATTAACCGGGTAATATGTAACAATAGAGCCATCAGAGCCTAGTGATTGTATGGTTAGCGAAGCTGATGTCATGCTTGCATGCACTGTTGAAGCTGCATTTGATGTATCACGCACATTTTCAACAACAACATCGGTATGAGTAGAGAAAGAAAAATAGCTTATGGTGGCGTAACGATCACCGCCTCCTGACATCTTTACTATCATCCCAATTGACAATTCAGAGGTTCTATCTACATTTTCATAGCGATATGATGTATCGGTAAGCTTAACCGCCACTGATGAATCTTGATATAGACCTGGAAACCCCGCAAGTATGGATGGAAGGAGTGAATTCACAAGTCTACCCGATTGGTTCCATACCATGGCCTGCCCTTCCGCTGGCGATGGAAGAACATTAAGATCAGGCGCTCTAGACTCCGTATTAATAAATTGTAAGCCACGATAATTTAGATTTCTCTCAATTTCTTGAGCCTTAAGCCACAGCCTATCGATATCCTCGTTAACCGTAAGCGCCCTGAAATCACCAGAATTCTGATAATCGATAACCCGTGTTGTTGGCATTTCTCTCAAAAGAAGAACAACCGAACCATTAACCGGGTTGGTTGAAAAGGTTACGCTACCGCCGCCATTATCACCAACACCGGAAACAGTGAACCCCGAAGTCTGTATTACAGTATCAACATACAACCCCAACTCACTTTCATCATCAATTCTGAATTCATAAGCGAAAACGGCGGTTGATCCATTCGCTACATGGGTGCTAATGGGTGTTTCAGCTGGTACTGTCATAATCTGTCTCCACTTCAAAGGTTCCGTGATCTGGTCGCCAGTTATCACGCGTATTATCGGCGGTATCCCCGCCCTTTCCTATTCTAATCGGTGTTGCTGTAATGGCACCCGCTCCACTATCCAGGTGGCCGTCTGGTTGCTCTATCACTTTCGGGTTCCATTCCGTCATTTCATCCCACAAAGCACCATCTAACACATCAACATGCGCCCAAAGGAAACCAGAATCTAAAGGGGCCTCCCATGCGTCTAGAATGCGCTTGTTTTTATTCTTTGTCTCGTGGTTCTCACCAACACCACAACCCGTACCTTTCAAGTGATTGCGCAAAATATGAGGAACATGAGTACCAACACCATTGGTTTCAACATCAACCCGTGGTAATTGGTATTTTTTCACATATTTTTTAACCTCTCTGCACTGCTCATCGATATTACCAAGTAAGCCAATACAAACCTGAAGGTAGAGCCGCCCTTTTTCATCGGTAAGCACCACAGAAAAAGCACTTGTATCGTTATTGATCTTGCCTGATGCACAATCCCACTTAGTAGCCGCGCCCACAATCTGTACATTACCAAGCCACATTGTAACTTTTCTGTTTGTGTGGCGTATTACCGGTGCAACGTCATACGGTATTATCTTCTCAGGGTTAAGCCTGATATCTTGTATTGGCTTGGCGTGTAATTGGTATTGACTATCCCATTCATTGAATGTTGTGCACTCCTTACGCCTCCACTCCATTTCTTCATGGTCGAATCTTTCAGGCCATGCGCTATCTGCGTATAAATCAACCGTTGCTCCTGGTGGCTTGGTGAAAATTATATCATTTCCATCAAGCACATAGTCTGGACCTTCTTTTGCTACCCAGCTATATTCACCAATGCCAACAAATACAAATTCCGGTGAAAACTTACATGAAAACCTTGTTTTAGTTGCTACATTATCTTCAAATCGCTGTTCTAAACCATACATCCTGATTGTTAGATCTTCAGCACCCGCTTTTATCTTTTCATCATATATCGATTTATGGCTGTGAGGTGTGCCTATGAAATCCTTTTGCGCACCTGGTACTGCAATGTGTATTTGCTCACTCAGCCGGTGGCGCACCTTTTCCCGCGCTTCTGGAGTTGATACGTTCTTCTGAACCTCCACATCATCATTCTGTATGTAATCAGCACGTGATGATGTTATATTTTTAAGTATGCCTGCCGCTTGCATTCCAGGGTTTCTCGGGTCTTTTTCATAGCCCTCCTTTGTCCACCAGAATTCTACTTGGCCGCTTAGATTAGGCCCGATAGAGTCCCTCGTTAGCGGGTGTTTCTCAAGTATGTTCTTTGTATCTCGTGATGCTTTATAGGCGGTTTTATCATCAGCGCCTTGGTGTAATATCTGCCTTTTTGGATTGCGGTAGTAAAGCCACGCATTATAAACACCTAATATCGTTGATTTTCCGCAACCACGAAAAACACGTAGGACACGAATACGAGAACCACAAAACTCAAGAAAATGACAAATAGCAATGTGAATGTCAGGCACTTCCCAGCCTTGGAAATCAGCCCATAACAGAAAGAACACTGCAAATGATACCTTCTTCTTTTCACGTGGCATTCACTTCTACTTTACTACTTTCATTTTTTTACGCTGCTCGAAGCGCTTCAATTGTTCACTCGCGGCTTTTTCGTGCCTGGCTATGTCCTTGTCTAAATTATCATCCTCTTGAGTGTTACCGTCATCAGGCACCCCTTTAACGCCAAAGGAATCAATCTTGTTGATCAAGGTAAGCGTGGCCGCTGCATTCTTCTTGCACCAATAGCGGTCGCCTCGCTCCTCCTTAGTCATATCCATTGGCAAAACATCCTTTCCTGGCCAATTATCGGGATCAGCTTCGATCAAAACAGAATCAATAAGCTTGTCTTGTAGATCCTGCAGAAGCTTAATTTGATCTTGACGCATAAACCACCCCTTTAATCTGGTATTGCCGCACCCATATCAGGTGCGCGCTGTGGTGCTATGTCTCCAGGCTTCCACCAATATTCCTGGCCATACTCACTTGAACGCTTTCTCATTTGCCGATGGAATTTTGATTGAGCGTCTGGATCCGCCAGTAACTCCATTTGATCAAAGAAGGCGTTGCTAATAAGGTAGGTTTGCCACACATCTGGCGTATACCTATCTAGAATTTTAACCGACTCACCTAGTATATTTGTTTCTTCACCTTGCACGGCTTCACGAATATTGCCAAGTGTGAATTTAGCTGTAGTATCTAGCAGCTCACCAACTGGACCAGTAAATGTTTGAGTAAGGCCACCACCGAATCTATTCACATCTGAAAAAATAAAGTCACCAAAAATGCCCAGACCGCCACCCTGTAGCATTGATGCCCCCAGGAATTTAAGATCCATTTCTCTCGGGTCTCTCCCTGCTGTGATATCCTTCATCTGCAAGGATATTCCACCTAAAATTGTCGTAGTGGCCAATATAGCGCCAATATACACGAGCCTATCCGCTGCTGTTGCTTGATAGGCCGCTCTATAGAAGTGGGTCATGATGATAGTAGCGGGAAACGATTTAAACATCATTGATGAGCGCCATACTTGACCATCAATGGTTGCGCGCCCTGTACCGCCGTTCATTATAGCTCGAACCTTGGCATCTGGTGTTGGTACTGCAAAATCTGTCTCACTCATTACCATCTGGTGAAACTTTTCACTGCCAGGTTGAGTCATATCAGCAAATTTAACGCCTTTATGCTCCAGTGTCTTGCTTGCGCTAAAATGCGTCCAATCATCTGGAGTTATCCCGTACTCATCAAAAGCGCGCAACAAATCCTTGTCAAGGCTGCTGTATTTCTTGCTGAAGTTCTCGGCAAGCAGCGCGCCAAACTCCATGCCAAACCCCTTCCGCCCTGCATGAGTCCAAGGCTCAAGAAGAGAGGCCCGCATAACGCCCTCTGCAACCTTCGCGGTTGGCCCGCTTCCATAAGTATCTGCATGTCTATTGGCAGCGTGCATTCTACCCGTCATAGCATCACCAACAAGACCCATTTTAACGGCGAAAACTTGAGACTCTTCATTGGTCATCAGGCTCATATGCCTTTTAAGCACCTTCAGCGCTGGTATGGTGTTTCGCTTTGAGGTAACAACCTGAAACCCAACATCGGACACCGCAGACAAGAATGCCCGACCAAGTGTTGAAGCAACAATTACATTTCTTACACTTTGACCAATATCAGAAACGGTGGTCATATCACCCTCGTTAACCTTTCCGCTAATATTGGCGTAAACGCCTTTAGCAAACCATTTCTTGTGACCGGCAAGACCGCCCATGTCCTTCTCAGCCATTCCAAGCAATGATTTAAACGTAGCGTCAGGGGATGGGCCGAATATTTCCATCAGTGCGTTGTCATGGCTCATCATGTCAATATGATCAGTTAACGTACCAAAAACATCACCCCGCCCGAAATCTCTTTGATACTCCATCCAGCTCTCAGCATCCTTGAAATATAGAAATCTTCTATCACTATTTTTACGGGCTAGTTTTTTACCAAGGCGTGGAACCGTTAAATCTTTAACCTTATTAAGGCCGTGAGTTGTAATACTGTCGTAGGTATAATCAAGCGCCTCATCTAACTGCTTGCCGGTTAACGGATTGCCAGCATCATCAAGCATCTGACCTAAATCGAGCTTTGGCGTTATTCTCTTCTTCCACTCATCAAGGCCTATTTTAGCAATGGCCCTTGCGTCATGGTGTTGCGGCATTAAATAGCGCTGATTATTCCCTATTGATCCACCACGGGCGTTAAAGTCTTTTCTCATGCGCTCATTAAGGGAAAGCCAATCTTTGGCAAACTCCATCAATTGAGGGTCATCTACCTTTTCACCATAGATAGCCTTAGCGAACAATTGCAAATCATCTTGGTTTTGATAAAAGCCTAAAGCACGAGTTCTAAAGCGCTGCAACATGTCAGCTACTTCAGCGTGATATTGCCCCGCGTAATATTTTTGTAGGTATTCAACATTTGCATAGCCAGATTTTCCGGTTCGATCCTTAGACATTAGAGAAAGCAGCCCTTCATAAGCGCCTTCTGGGTGACTCTCTGCTTTTGCCCATGCCTCAGATAGCCTAACCGCCTGAATCACTGTCTCACGCTTCTGCCTGCTTAACTGAGCAACTATACTAGTTAACTCAGCATCAACATCATCAGCAGCCTTTAGGCGCTCGGCAACGTCCTTAGTGATCTTCCCAGCCTTTTGAGCTTGGGTTATGCAAACATCGAAACTAGCCAAGGAAGACTACTCCAACCTGTAGAAGCAGAGTAGATATAAAAACAAAGCCAAGTATCGCCCACTTGCGGTTTATCTTCTTATCATGCGCGGCTTTCATCTGCCCTACTTCTCTATAGAAATCAGACCACATTTCCTGCGTTTCCTTATCCATATATACACCTCAACACATCATCTAAACCTTGAATCTCTTCATCGTATGACTTAACCAGCGCCGCAGCATCTACAGCCTCGCCATCAACATCCATTACTTTATTGTCCAGCCGGTTAAACTTAGCCATATCCTCATTATAGACTTCATCTAGCCCTTGCGCCTTAAGAATGTCATGCTCTCTTTGTGACGCGGTTGAGACCGGTGCTTTTGGCTTGACCTGTTGAGCGGGTGGCGGCTCATAAATCGATTTATCTTTGGATGGTGGCGCGTACTGCTTGGCGCGGTTATCCATTTCTTTTAGGTATTCAATATCGTTTTTAACTTGCTGCGCGTGAATGTCAGTGGAAACTTGCTTTATATCAACGGCATCAACTGCTTTCATTCTGTCACCGGCAGGCTTTAAGGCGTTAAACTCCTTAAACATTTCTCCTTGATGAATGCCTTTAGCCTTCATCGCCTTGTATGCCTCAGCCGGAATGAAAACGGCCTTTATCTTAACGCCGTCACGCTTTGCTATTTCTGCGCGGTGATGGCCGTCTAATATTTTCAACCCACCTTCGTCCTGCACCGCAACAATGGGCTTGCTTGAATCGCCCTTGTAACTTGATATATCCTTTCCATGCTCTGTTTTTACTAGTATATGCGGGTCAACCTCGTATAAGTACGGGTTCTTTTCACTTACCTTTTTAATTGAGTCCTCGTTGAAAATGATCTTCTCAGAGCCTTTCAATGTATCCTCTTGACGCTGCAAAGACTCCTTAGCGGTTTTTAGCTCAGGTGTTTCTGGCAACTCATCAGCCGTTTCTCTAACTTTTCGCAGCCAACCAGAAAGACCACCGGTTACACCACCGATAACACCAGCACCAGTGGCGGCCATGGCAACATTAGCCAAAGCATCTCCCGCTGAGTAAGGGGAGTCTATCTCTTGTTTGTGCTGGTAAACGAACGCCTGAATACCTATCTCAGTAGCACCGCCAATAACAGCGGCATTTCTAGCGGTTAGCGCGGCACGGCCAATAATACTAATTGCCTTTGCTGTTACGGCAGGCGTGGCAATGCCCACGGTGAGAATATTTACAGGGTCAAGCATGTAGCCATTCATTGCCCCAAGAAATTGAGCGGTACCGGAACCACGAGAAATAACCTCTTGTGAATAATCACGGCGGCTTTTCAGCAGTGCATTACGCTCGGTTGTTAGCTGGTCATCTGTTTTTATGTCGTCGCGCTTAAGGTCGCCAGCCACTTTATTGTAATCAATAGCCTTGAACCCTGAGCGCGGCCTATACTGATCGACATTATCAAGCTCGCCAGACTCAACCATTTTATCAATAATAGCTTTTCGCTGAGACCAGCCCTCACGATTTAACGATGTGGATATTGAAAGCTCTTCATCGATAACATAACCAAGAGAGGCATCGAATACTTCACTGAATTCGGCTTCCTGCATTTTTTGGTGATCATATGGCGTGAAATTATCAAGCACCTCACTTTGTGATGATTTATTAATTAAAGGCATTGAATAGCCCCCCGCCTTGCTTTAGGCGCTCCCTTTCTTCATCAGACATTTCACGTTCAAATTTGGCTTTTGACTGAGCTTTTTTAGTTATCGACATGGCCAATGAATCTCGTTTTAACTTATCCGCATCAAATGAAAGCAGAAATGGCTTGCTACCGTCACCAGTCATCAACATAGCATCATTAACTATTACCGCGTAACGGTTGTTTGCCACCCCGATAATTCCAGTTTGAGGCTTTCTAATTAGATCGGATACCTGCTTATCACTCATACCCCACACACCACCATGCTCTGCTACTGTCTCAGAAGAAACGGAATCTATATAATCAGTGAAATCACCCTTGTCAATGCCCCGTGGAAGCTCTAACTTTTCCCCTCTAATTACACCTATTCCACCAGAAACGGATTTGATTGCATCTTCAAAGCTATCGTCTGAGAAAAATCCGCTTTCTAATCCTGGCGCGTTGAGGCTGGCATAATATGCAACCGATGCATCAAACATATGTACGCGATCTCTACCTACATACGCCCCGCCAACAATAGAGTCAAATGCTGACAATAGCGTTTTGCTGTCTTCGTCAAGGTTGATCATCTTATCTTTTAGAAGCTGCTGACCTTTGAATACACCTTCCATGATGCTGGGGTCACCAATCGCGCCAGTCATTGCAAAAAGGCCGGCGTTTTTCCTGTCCAACTGACTCCATACAGCGTCATTATCCCTAAAAGATAGAGCCATTAACACTTTTTGTTTCGGGGTACTACTCGGCAAAAGGTCGACAAATAAACCAGCTTCATCCTCCGAAAGTGGGGGAATAGGCCGGCCATAGTGAACGCTAAGATACTCAGCCTGCTCTAGACGAGCCTGAAATGATGTAGGATCGTTTAAATCAATCGGGATCTCTTTAATTATGTCTTGCTTTACAGCGAAACCATAAGCGTCCTTGTCTAGCTCGGATTCTATTGTCTCGCTAGCATTCTCAAGGTTAAATCTAAGCTCAGCGCCTTGAACGCCATGCGCCTCTGTAATTTCACCAAGCATTTTATCTCTAGTGGCCTTGGGAAGTGTGATAAATTTACTTGACCCCTTGGCTATCATTAGCTCTTCCTGAAGCCCTGCAAGTGGCGCAGCAAGTTCAGCTGAGGCAAGCTCATCATCTCGCACCAGGTAGTTATTGTTTAAGGATAGAATGGTATCTTTTACTAATTCAGTGGCCTGCTTTTTGGCTGCTACTGTAGATTTGTTTTTCACCTGGGCAATCTCAGTTATTGCCATGGCTTCGAATTGGCTTTGCTCTTCAGCGCTCAGCGCTTCGTATTCATTATTTCGAATGCTCTCAAGTGCCGCTAGAGGATCTTTACCTATATCCTGCCTTACCTTTCCTCGGCTAAGATCCTTTTTGAACTTCTTAATCTTGGCTTGATACTCTTCTGAGTCGATGACCCCAACCTCAAGGGAATGAGCCATAAGCGCATCACCTTTAGAAACCACTTCGTCAAACTGATCTTGATCGCCCCTAATAGCAATACCTGCTAAATCATCAAGTGAAGAGTCCAAGATAGCCTGTTGCTCTATAGCGTCCTGCTTGAGCACGTTTGACTTAATATCCAACCCTTTGTTGAATGCGAATTTATCAACATTCTTGCGCCACACATCAAACTGCTGCTTATTACCGAATCGCTCTTCATAACGCCCTTCAAGTTCATCATAGAACTCTTTATAGCGGGTGTTTTGTGTGCCGTAGTCACGATCTTCATTTTTAAATTCAAACGCCTTTGATTCTATTTCCTTCAGCGCTTCAGTTGTCGCCCCTGCTAGCTCCATGTCTTTGCGGTTTTGCTCATAAGCCAAAATAGTATCAGCGCCAACATTGGCCAGATTGCGCATTGACTCAGCAGCCTGATCTAACCCGCCTACGCTAGGCACACCGCGCTGCGGTTCAAGCGTCTTTTGCCCTAACTCATTACCAAGATTAATTACAGGCATTACTTAGCCACCTCACTACCATACCACCCAGCCTGCCCACCGATGGAAATAGCCGATGATGCAAAGTTAGCGACTCCAGCAGTTGCCGCTTGACTACCACGTAAACTAAAAACATCGGCCTGCTGTCGTAGTGCGGTGGCCCTGTCTCCAGCGTTTAAAGTTTCAGTGAAAGCGTCTTGCTCGGTTCTTTCGACAATATCCTTATTAATCAAGTTGCCGGTAACGCTATCAATATCAACACCTGATGCGGCCATTGCAGCTCTAGCACTTGCAGCAATACGCTTTCCGCGCTCCCGTGTTTTGGCGGCGCGCATTTCACCCGCTTGCTTTTCAGTCTCAGCGTTGGCGTTGGCCTGATCTGCTTGAAACCCAGCAATATCTTGCTGATTCTTAACGGTCACAGCCGTACCAACAGCAGTCGCGGCAAGAGCGGCAAATTCAAATCCGGTGCACATGCTAAACACTCCCCATTGACATAATAGAACCAAACTTTTCAAACCCACAAAGGCTATATAATTTTTCAGTTTCTTGAACATTAACACCGGTTGATATTCCAGCCGTGATAAATTCTGGCTTAACACCTTTTGACTTTGCCCACTCTGCATATTGCTTGGCAAGCTTCAATGATGAGCGTTGCCCCCTGAATTCTTTTTTAACAAACAAGGCGAAATCACCAGCCATTAAATCGTCACTAAACCAATGGGGCGACACGTAGCCAATAAACCCGCCAACAACCCGACAATCAACCTCGACCACTAGGAATAGGTAATCTTCAGAGTCCACAGCTAGCGTAAATAAATGAGCCACTTTTTCAACATTATAATCAAGCTCTGAAAATCTGCTTTCTTGGTGCATTTCATAGCCGAGATAAATTAACGGCTCCAAGTCGCTATATATTGCTGGTCTTATCATCGTGGGTTAACCGTTAGTTGTAATATTATTGATAAAACATGCACCGGCAAAGCGTTTGGCTGCTCAATTGAGATATAGCCGCGCTCTTGCCATCCTTGATTAAGTACATCAAAGATCCCAGTGTAGACGGGCGGGGGAAGATCTAGCAGGCTGTCACCAAACGACCGATAATCTATGTACTGATCATTAATATTCAAGGCAAACGTGTTCAGTACTTGTATAGATATTTTGGCTATTCGAACATTATTACCCTGGGCGCTACCACTCTGGGTGAAAAACTCAGGACTTAAGGTCTTTATGTAACCGCGGGATGGTAGACCAATGCTAACCTCGCTAGCCACGCGAGCAATAACAACTTGACCGCTAGAAACAACCACGCTGGGTACAATAATAGCATCCGCCACAACCTCTACCGTTTCGCCTTCCAGGTGATTCAGCCCACTCCATGTATCCGTAGGCGTGCCAGTCGTGGCACTGATTGCACTAGCCAGCCCGTAAACAGAGGCAGGGTCGAATGATTCGATATACCTGGTTGTGCCGGTATTTACTACACACCAAACTTCATCAACACCATCAGCATTAGGCATTGATTCGACACTTTCATAAGTGGTGCCCGCTGTAGGCACCTGACGGCACCACGCTAAAATACCCTCTTCTCTGTCAATGCATGAGGTGACCATAACGCCATCTTCACGCACAGCCCACAAGATAGATTCGGGCTCTTGTTGGTAGGTCATATCAACAACGCCATCACCAGTTATATGTTCAGACAGCTTTACTAGATCCGGTGAGCTGAAACTATCCCGCGTTATCTGGTAACCAAGGCCGCGAATCTTACGCCCTGTTCGATTTGAAAAAACTAGCTCATTATCTACACGCACCGGCCTCACTGTATTACAGCCGTAATCGCTTGGGTTTGCCACTTGTACATTTGTCGGTGTCATTGGAGACTCAACGCCGCCGGTCAAGGTAAACTCACTACCGGACGTAAGCACTAGCAACTGACTCTTAACTTTGCTCATGTGCAAAATAGGGTCGTATTCATCAACATCTAGCGTGTAAAGGAACGCGTCATCATCAAGAACGCCAAGCTCAAAATTTAAATATTCACTTGTGCGTGATTTTGCCACTGAATGAGGGTAAGCGGGAGACCCGCCAACGACTAAGCTCTGTTGAAAAAACGTCCCGCACCTTGGGTATCCGTTAGCCGCATTCCAAATTGACTGATTGAGAGTCCAGGCACCAGCTTGAGCCGCTGCATCTGATGACATTACTTGTCTAACTATCGCATCAACTGAGCTTGTTGAATTGTATGCGGTAATCTCCATTAGTCCGCCGTTGATCTGGATAAACGCCCCAACATCACCAGCACGCCACCCGTTAGCCGCTGTACCAGTAGCAACACTTCGCACCGTGCCATATGCCGATATAGCTCCTGGATCTGGCGCATAGTTTACAGAAAAAATATCAGTCGAAGCCGATACTAACTCATAGAATCCATTGTATTCAACCGGCGTACAGCCTTCGATTTGAACTGTATTTGCAGCTGAATACCCATGATTAGCAACCGTGCTAAAATCAATCTCAGGCGGTACGGCCACGCCATCAAATACAGCAGCATCCAAGGTTAGTCGCGTACCGTAAATTGTGCCGGTGGATAACTGAAGCTGTATGGTTTCGCCGATTGAGCCATTGGTGGATGGAGTGCATACCGCCTGCGGTGCGCCTGTTATAGTCCAGACACTAGCCGCGATACTTGTACTATCAAAAGCAGTTTCGATGGTGCATGTAACAACGGTAGGGCTGGTGTAGCCAGTAATGAGGGCAACACCATTCAGGTATGTGATACGCCGACCCACATCAGCAGATAGAAAAGATGCGCCACCCGCTGTGAATGTACGACCGGCCCCAACAGTTGCCGCGCTTAATGTCAGTGTTTCAGCTGGGTTCAATCCCTGCTCAAAGAAAGGTTCAGGTGAGAATGGTGTATTTTCAATTGACCAATTATCATTTTCAAATCTGCGTAGCCGCTGGACCGGGTGATTTTCATGGAACAAAAATATAGTATCAGCACCACCAACATACTCAATATCGAACAACTCAGTCTCATCATAGACCGTTGCTATCTCGTAAGGGTTTAGACCATCCATTACCTGCGTACGGTCTTGGTTAAAAAATCTAATGTAGTTATGCCCAAACTCAAGCATATTTGATTCTGACTTGGAAAATTCGAATTTTATAAGACGGCAAGGCTTATCTGCGTGCTTAGCCGTTGCGTTGTAACGCCTCATGGGTGTTGACTTAGCACCGCCCTGTATCTGCGGCACAAAACCATACATCTCAGCTACGGCGTTTTTATAGCGCTCTACATCATAACGCCCAAACAACTTTGGCGAGATTTCCCCCGCCGTGAAGTTGGTTTGAACAAGGTTAGCATTAGCCACGCGCTAGAACCTTTTCGAGAGTTTCATCAATTTCCATGGCATCACACATGATAGTGATCACAGAATCAAAGATGGCGCGCTCTGTATCTTCGCCAACAAACGGGATATTAATTTTACTATTGATAACATCTACCAGCCGGCCTTTCATTCCAACCGAAGTTCCACGCTCGATACCGGTGGCAGCATCCTGCATTAAAGCGACGAACTCAGCGGGTAAATACTCCTCAACCTCTACGGAAATGCGCTCAACAGCCCACGCAACTGCACGCACTTCTAGAAATTCAGGCACGTATGGAATATCAATAGAACCGGCTACTTTTTCCGCAATAGAATCAATCTGGTTTTCAGTAAACACAATACTACTCCTGGGGGTAAGCCCCTGTTTTCATCATTTCACTCAATACGCGAGCACGGCCTTTAACTTGACGCGCCCACCGGCTGTTTAGCATCTCAATGGATGCGTTAACATAATCACCGCCAGCAATAAGGCGGATTGTATTTTTAAAACTGTTGAATGTTGGCATGCCCATGTTGAACACCATGTTAACAACAACATCACGGCGCACCGCGTCCAACTCACCAAACCAATCAAACTTACTTGCACACTCAATTGTGGCATTTGCTACATCATGCTTTAAAAGTTGTTCTGCAATATGATCAGGGATGCCATTGGCCTCAAGATTATGACCCCAACCGATTGTTAACTTATCAGCAGGGCACTGGTATGGCATGTACAAGCCACCTTTTTTTGGCCCCGTCCCCTCTTGCTCTTTTAGCATTTTAATTAATTGATCACGCATATTAACCTCAATAGTTAAGACAAAGACCGCCTAGCACCAAGAATCTCAAAGCTACCCAAAGTTGCCGGGCTCTCATCCTGTCCATCAACCGCTCTGCATTGGGCCATATATCGCCGCAAATCACCATTAAGCTGATCGCGTAACGATGTGCTTTGAGTTACCGCATAAGCCATTCTTGCGGCCATGGCCAGCTCAACCGCAGCGACAAGCATCGCATCCCAACTCTCAACGTCTTTATTTTTCCAAATGTAAACCAACTGCAAACCAGGCTGATCGATTAGCAGGCGCTTACCACCGTTACCATCACCGACCGTCTCAGTACGATAATCAACCGCATCCGCTTGAGTGCCGTTAATCTCAACATTACGGAGCCAATCAGACGGGAGTATGTAGCGATAGGCGAAGCCAAACTCTGGAGTAGTGGCCTCTGGCGATAGAAGAACGCGAGTTGTTGCGCAACTCCAGTTGTGTGAGCGTAAAATTGCATTGCGCACAGTTGGCCATAGATTAGCACATAGTCGCGCAGTATCTAATCCACCGGCCTGCGAGCCCTCAGAAAATGAGTTGATTGGAGATGCGCCCAATATCTGTAGGGCATTTGAGCAAACTGCAACATCCGAAGGCATGGATTATTATCTCCTAAAAAGTACCCGCATATTTCAGCGGGTAAATAACAAGGGGGGAAGATTAACCGGGTAACGCGACGATAACATCAATGCGGAATTGCTGATCATCATCAGGATTTGCTGCTAACAATGTAGCGTACACGTTTGAAACGGTATCGGTTCGCTGCACTGATTCAGTTGCACTAACATTAATTAGCGCACCAGCTGCACCGGCGTCTGTTTTGATACCAGCCGCCGCAACGTCTAATCCATCAGCAATACCATCGACATCGATAACAGTCTGCGCCGGATCAACATCAGCAGATGCACGCAACCCGATATCCATCGTGACAGATGTACCCATCGCCTCGTGGAATACCTTGTAACCAACAATGCGAGTACCCACGGGTAGATTAACAGGTGATGCAACTGTATCGTTTTCAGCCCACGCGGCTGTCGCTGGTGAACTTAGCGTAATGACCTGTAAGCGACCAAGGGCCTCATCATTGCGTAGCTTGGTTCCTGCGGCCACTTTTGCAGCCTCTAGAGTGACAATTTCAGCCATTTTAATTAACTCCTAAAAAATTTTGATTTCCGCGCCTGTGACGGCGCGGGTTAACTATTACTGAAACGCAATCTCTACAACGCGCTTTGCTTCAGTGCGTAGTGCGCCGTAGCTAGCAGCCATCGAGACTTGCATAGTGTCCTTTTTGTCTCCACGGCGTTGAACATTACCCTCAACGAAGCCAGAACCGAATTGAATACCAGACTTTGCCCATGCTACGTTGTAGTAGGTAGTTCCATCGTTATAGATCGACTCGTAGGGTATCCATGTGAAACCAAGCCACTTACCACTAACATCGCCGTTCTGTAGCATTTTTACCGCTAAGAAGTCGGCACTGGTTAGTGTAGTATCGTTGAGGATATCCTCAAGAGTCTTAGAGTCATAAGTAATAAATAACTCTTCACCCTCATGCTCGTCGACTTCATTGCTGCGAAAAATCTTTTTGCACTCGATCAGCTTAGCCTTTGTCATACCAGCCGAACCGTGCGCGATCTTTTGCGTTGACGGCAACGCTTCAGTTGAGCCGTCTTTAAGAACCTGAGTGCCGCGCGATGCGTTATAGATAATCTTATCGCAGCGGCGGTTGCGGTTACGAATTAACAAATCCATATATGAGCCTGATGGATTCGCAAGCAACTTTGGCTCATCAGCACGATCTACCGGCAACGCTTTGTAATAATCGAGCATAGTAGCCAGCGGGGTTAGATGCGTTACATCACTCCACACCGTGTCACCGTGTCGAGTGGAATTTTCGTCTAGCAGGCTCCCATCATCGTCAAGCATATTAGCTGTAAATGATTCGCCGGTAATTGTGCCGCGATCAGTAACCGCTCTCATTAAGCGTGACTCAGATTGTCCTGACTCGATTCTGATCTGCGTATCAAACTGCTGTACAAACGCCTGTTCGATTGATTCTGGCATTGTCTTAACCTCATTAATTATGCCTTGCAGGTTATCCTATTCGGGCCTAGTACAAACATGCTGTCGGCTTAGCACATTCGGGCGTGTAGGTTATTCGGGTGCCATCCCGAGCCTATGCGCTAATAATAGGCTAATCCCTCGTCGATATCCCGTCTAAACGCGTGCGCACGCGAGGGGTGGCTATAAATGAGGATTTAGGCGATCTCAAGGGCCAAAACCATGACCAATAAACGTTAAATGCAAACTAAATGCAAACTAAGTGCAGATATCTACTTGCATTTTACATTTAACGATGCTAAGCTTTAATCAACATCAACAAACACAGAGAGTAAACAAAATGAGTAACGTACTTTTCGAGATCTTAGAAGGCATCTACGGCAGCGGCTGTGCACTAGAAACTTTAGCTGATGAAGACATGGTTGTTAATTATGCGGAATCAGCAGGCCACGACATCGACTATGACCAAGCAAAAAAAATCATCAGCGTAGGCAAGCAGTGGGTTGATGATATCGAGAACGGAAACGGCGAATGGTCTCGCATGCGCCACGAAGCAATGACCGCACTAGAGGGGAAATAAAATGCAAAAAGGCAGCATGACAAAAGACCAGGTCGTTAAGATAGTAGGATTGCAGGCGGTTGAAGAAGTTGAAAGGGAAAACTGCGAGCCGACTAATCGTGTAGGATACAATGGGGTTACACAAGGTGATAGTCTGACCGAGTGGAGTGCTATGGTCAGTTGTAAGGATAATGATGGTGATGAGGTTTATTTGGTGGCTTATTACTATACGACAAATGAACAAGATGAAATCATAGCTGAAACTGGTGATGGTGGGTCTATCAGCTGGGAGATTGATGGATACGAAGTAGTGTGAATATCGTGGCGGTGTGTTGCTTGATAATTATCATAGGGATTTTCGGTACCTTTATAATTATCGCGGCAACACAAGGGATTACATCAGCAGTATTGGTAATCTCACTTGTTTTATATTGTTTTGTTGCGAGCTTGTTTAGCCAATCTCCATTTTCGACCGGCAAACAATGTCAGTTTAACAATTTAATTATGGTGATTTACGCCCTGATGCTGCTGGGTATTTTCGCTAAATCTCTCACCTAGCAAACGGTAGTTGAACGAGGTTATGATGAATGAAAAACAGTTTTATTTAATAGCTAGTAAGCTTATTAAGCGCGACGATGAAAAAACAATGCGTGCGTGTAGTGATGTGATATTGCATGGATCTACTATCTACGCCGCCGAAAAAACAAGAGGATGCATTAAGGGGACTCTTGGGCGAAAAGTCCGGGCAATACAATCTAATTATGATCATGCGGTCGAGGTATGCAGCCATGAAAAATAAATCTGATTACGATGAGGGTGCTATTGCTGCAGTTGCCTGGAATAACTCGCCTATTTATGCTCAATTCGATAGAACCGTTTCGTCTGAGTACATTATGAGCTTGTTTCTCCCCCCAGTGCCACAGGATCTAATGCAGATATCCCGCCCGCTACCAAAGCCCTACGCAGATTGGTTGCGTGGGTTTAATGAGCATAGAGGAGCCGTGACACCATGAAGAAGCTATTAATAATAGGTTTTTTATCAAGTCTGCTTATGGTCACAGCCGTAAATAGCAATCTAACCTTTGCAATTCAAGCCGGCATGCTATTAGCGGGGGCATCGACTCTACTGACATGCGCGTCTTACTTGCTTATCAAGTATTTTTAACTGGGACTACCATGGATAACGATAAAAAAGTTAAGCCGATAACATTAACCGGGCAGAATGGCGAAATAATGAAACTTGCCCCAAGCCACCAACCAAATTCTAAACTCGTTGATTTTGAATTCATAGGAAACGAAGAATATTTCCTTGCGGCTCTTGAGCCGAGCGAGTTAAAGGAAATTCAGGTGTTTTTGAATGAGCACCTTGGCAATGCATAACATTGCGGATAAGCCGTAAACGAGCGCCAGCGAAGTGCATCGGATTAATGCGCTTGGTTATGTGCCGCTCTATATTCTTTTGCTTTATTTGGTTTAACCCTTGACAGTTGCGCGCAACTATGAGATGATAGCTACAAGTTAAAGAGATAAACAAATAACTCAAAGGGGTTCATCAAATGGAAATCACAAAAGAAAAAGCAATTGAAATATATGAGCTAGTAGCTAATGACTCTTATGTTTGCGAGATCAGCAGCCTGGACGGGTTCAACCGCGAAAACTCAGTAGGAAATGGTAGCGACATGATAGCGGCCATTGAAGGCGGGGAATATAGCGAGTACTACTTAGTAGGCGCTGAAAAAGAAGATGCGGTTGCAGCTTACAATGACAGACTTGAGGCTGGTGAGATAAATGGCGAAGGGTATGACACATACGACTATCACATGCTTACAATTGTAAGCGGGTCGGTAATGGAGATCTCTTATATACCAGTTGGCGGCTGGTAATGGCGCAAAGCAGCACAGAAAAGTCAAAAGCCCTCCGCGAAAGGAGGGCGGAAGCGGGGCAAAAAGAGATGCGCGGGATTTGGCTCACGCCAGAAGAGGAAAAGTTCATAAAGCCAGAAGTTCGAGCAAAGCTGCAAAAGATGCGAAAAGGCGAGACTGTTAAGTAAGATCAATCGCCAATCTGGTAAGGGCAAGGGTTGAAAAGGGGTAGGGCAATGAACGAATCTGACAAAGCGATAAAGAGGGCTGAAATCATAAGCAGCATCAAAGCGGCTCATCAGGATATAGAAGATAATCAGCGGGCGCTAAATAGGGTTGTAGGTGGCAAGCTGGAATATCAGCCAAGCGCGTATTGTGTCGAGGGATACCATCAAAGAATACGAGAGGGCAAGGCCAGGCTGAAAGATCTTAATGGTGAGCTAGGTGAACTAGTTGGCGATGTTGTAGATGTGGGTGGTTTGCCATCAATACTAAAGCCGCAAGCAGGGTAACGTTTAGTTGTGTGGGCTGAGCCAATGAGGAATTAAAAAATGACAACTGAAAACACTGAACCAACAAACAACGACGAGCTAAGCGGCGAAGCTCCAAACAAACGGCGTGTTATGCCTAAAGTAGTCATTGACGGAGTTGAGTACATACCTGCCAAGAACGTTGTGGCTAATGAAATGGCAATAGCTAAAGGGTTGTTGATGCAATTCTGGGGGGTGTGCAGCGATGAAAAGGCAACCGAATTGATTAACGACAAATCCATAAGCGTTGTGGTTACTGACGAGTACCAAGGGGAATCCCTGAGAAGTGTGCTAGATGAGATAGCTAAGCAGGCATAACAAGGGGTAGGCCCCAAAGTGGGGTATAGGCCCGATATTACGCGGCAATTAAGACACTTAATAATTAGAGGGTAATGATATGTCAAGAGGCGTTAATAAGGTCATTTTGGTTGGTCGACTTGGTAAGGATGTTGAAGTTCGTTATATGCCGAGTGGTGGAGCTGTTGCCAACGTTACAATCGCTACAGCTGAAAGCTGGAAAGATAAGCAGACGGGTGAACAGAAAGATCGTACAGAGTGGCACAACGTTGTTTTTTATAACCGCCTAGCTGAAATTGTTGGCGAATACCTGAAAAAGGGCTCACAAGCCTATATCGAAGGCAGCCTGCGTACACGTAAATGGCAAGATAAAACCGGCCAAGATCGTTACACCACTGAAATCATTGCCAGTGAAATGCAAATGCTAGGGGCTCGCCCAGCCGATCAGCGAGGCGCGCCACAGCAACAAGGAGGATGCCAGCCACCGCAGCAGCAACAGCAAGGCAGCTTTAATCAATCCCATCAGCAGCAAGGTGGATATAACCAAGCACCGCAACAGGGTGGCCAAGCACCACAATGCGGCGGTTTTGATGATTTCGACGATGACATACCTTTTTAATAAGGGGTTAATATGGGTTCTCAAAGCAAGATAATCGAGCTTCTTGATTCTGGTACGGCTAGTTATGACGCTATCTTTGCGGAAATTGGCGGGTGTGAGGATGCCTTGCATCGTCTATTATTAAATATGACTCGTAACGCCGTAATCATATTGATTGAGGGTGAGTATCGGTTGCCACCAAGTAAACGTGAAATTATGCCATTACTAGCTAAGGACAAAAAATTGAATGAAAGAGTCGGGCATCCTAACTGCTATAACCGTGAGCCATTTGCAGAAACAACAATGGTGCAAGATGGGTGGAGTAATGAGGCTTTAGACGGTAAGCACGTTAGGATAGCAGTAATGAAAGAAGTACCTAACTCAATGAGTAAAGATTGTAAGCAGTGGGATGATTTTGGAGAAGCAAAGCGGATGGGTTGGAACTGCGATGGCTGCATATGGAAAAAAATAACTTAAATAAAAACCCAGCCAGTGAAGGCTGGGGAGGAACAACAGCATGATAAACAACATTGAAACACCGCACGCAAGCAGTAAAAGAGACTATACACCCAACACAGAGGAAATTGAAATAGAAATTTCAGGTATAGGCGAAAGACAATGAAGATAATGCAGGGGGATTGCCTTGATAGGATGAAAGAGATTGAGAGTGGATCGGTTGATATGATTTTGACCAGCCCACCGTATAACATGAACCTGAGGATTAGGAATGGCAAATACTGCTCACGTCAAATAGTGAAAGAAATAAGCACCAAATACGAACGGTTTTCTGACAACCTACCAATGGATGATTACTTTGAGTTTAACCGATCCGTGCTTACTGAGTGCCTTCGAGTTTCTGACTTGGTTTTTTATAACGTTCAGTTCCTTACCGGTAACAAGCCGGCGCTATTTAAGCTGATTGGGGAGTTTAGCGACAAGGTAAAGGAGTTAATAATCTGGGATAAATGCAGCGCTCAGCCAGCAATAGGGACTGGAGTGATGAATAGCCAGTTTGAAGTATTAATAGTGCTTCAGAATTCAGCGCCGCAAAGCAGAGCCTTTAAGACGGCTGAATTCGATAGAGGGACATTATCAAATGTTTGGAATATAAAGAGGGGTAAGAAGGTAGATAAGAGTCACGGCGCAGTATTCCCATTAGAGCTTGCTGAGAAAGCTATTTCATCATTCTCTAAAAGTGGTGCGACGATACTCGACCCTTTCATGGGGATGGGTACTACAGGTGTTGCATGTAAAAAACTGGGTAGGAACTTTATTGGCATAGAGCTAGATGATAAATATTTTGATATAGCTAAAGACCGTATTGCTCACCAAGATGGCGCACTCTCGACAAGTAACAAAGGCTAACAAATGAAAGATTTCCCGCTAACTAAGCACAACATACAGCAATTAATGACTGAGTTGCAAAAAGAGCTTTCAGAGTGCGATGGTGGCACGCTGATCATAAGTGCTCAAGAAGCTGGAACCGGCAAGTGGGGTATGGCCAGGCTTTGGCGTGCGTGGATGACTACTACCGCCGAGTTTATGCGCGGTAACGGCGTGACTATGCCCTTATATTTTAAATCAAATGGCGAGCCATACGGGAGCAGGCAGTTTGAACCACAAGATGCTCATGAGCTATTTACTAGGCAGTGGCTAGGCGTAGATGAAAATGGCGAGCGCCTTAGCTGGGCCAAGTCTGGGAATGAAAGCGGACGCAAAGCAACCAAAGGTGAGCGGTTTATTGCCATGCTTCGACATGAGACGTGGGCTATCGACAAGGGAATAACTCTTCTAAAGCCGCGTGACTCGGAATATGAAAAGCTAACTAAGCAGCAAGAAGAATGATAAATAAATCTAGCAACGATGCGCCGTACCCAGTAACCGCAATATACCCCAAGTTTTATTACTGCAAGCGTGGTGATAGTGATATCGCGTGGATAATGAGAATGATGAGCCATGTTCCAGAAGAGAAAAAATTAGAGGTATCCAGTGATTATGAGTGGCTTTTTCTTAGAGATAATCACTGTGGCCGAAAAGCTGCAAACACTTATTTGCACGGCATAGCAAAGGGGTTTAAAGATAATGGGTAGGCGTTGTAAGTGCGGATGTAGAAAAGAGATAAAACCAGCGCGCCAATGCACAAGCTACATGGAGAAGCTTGGGTTTTACTCTATGGAGTGCCAAGAAAAGGCAGCTATTGCCGCACTGAATAAGGCAAGAGAGAAGAAAGCGGCAAAGCCAAGGCAGTCACAACCCAAGGCAGGCAAAACAACAAAGGCGGCGCTCCTAGCCTTGAATAAAAGGGATGTTAGGTGGCAGCATAAGAAAACACAAGTAGCATTTAATAGAATGCGAGTGCTTGAGGAGTTGCTATGGTTTAAAGAGCGCAACATTGAGCCAATATGTATTAGCTGTAGAAACCCGTTAAGGAATGATCAATGGTGCTGTGGTCACTTTAAAACCGTAGGGGCGTATTCCGCAATCAGGTATGATCGGAAAAATACGTTTTTGCAGCATAATCACCGGTGTAACATGAATCTATCAGGTGATATCGAAGGCACCAAAACCACCTGTGGCTACAAGGTGGGCCTTAAGGTTAGATTTGGAGATGATGAGGCGCAATCAATTATTGATTATTGCGAGTCTCAAACGCAGCCGGTTAAATGGACTTGTGAGGGTCTTGAGGCAATGAGAAAGGAGTTTAACTGTAGGGCGCGTGAAATTGAGCTACAATTAAAACTATAAACTCAATACAGGTGTAAATATGTTTGAGCTTAAAAAAAATGAGCGGGTTGACTGGTTCCGCATAACTGTTGACCTGCTTAATTCTGGTGTCAATATGACAAAATTAAGCCAGCTATCAGGAATACCAAGAACCACATTGGCAGGATACAAGCAGCGGCAAACACGACCTCAATTTGAAGAGGCTTTTATTTTGATTAACATTTGGGCAGACAAAACCAAAAGCTCAATAGATGATTTGCCAGTCTACAACCCTTGTACCAGTCGCTGATAGTCGAGTTATCGACTTAATATTTTACTATAATGTTATCTAATCGCTAATGAGGTTTTAATTGTGGCGCTATCCAATAATGATGTAACCGCTATAGCTAAAGAGCTGGCAGAAGAGATGACAAGCAAAAAGCGGTCTCAATGGGTTGACCCAAGCACTCACGCCGAACACCATGAATGGATCTCTGAGAGAATGCAGGCAGAGGAAGAAATAAAGGCATTTAGAAGGAAGATAATTCAATCATCAATTGTTTGGGTAGTTCCATTGAGTCTTGGTTTTGTTGGGGTTGCGCTTTGGCGGCACCTTAAATATCTTATATCACAGTAAGGAGTAGTAATGTCTAGAAACATAAAGCCACCAGTTACGCCAGGTGAAGACCCTAAAGGGAATGCTATAAATTCATATGTTGCTGAAAATCAAGCAGATCAAGCAGATCAAGCAGATCAAGCAGATCAAGCAGGCGATGCCGAAAATGATAATATGATCACTATGTCGAAAGCAGATATGGAAGCTCTGATAGAACAAGGGGTTGAAAGCCGCGTTGTTTCTGAGGTTAAAAAAGCAAAACGACTATCTGTAGCCAGTCCGTCCGGTTCTTCTTCTGCATTACCAAAACAGTCAGATATCGACCCGCGAAAGATAAAGCGCGCAGTATTAACGCAAGAAGGCTGGGTGTGTCCGCTGGTTCATTCTACTGATCGTGCGGCTTTAGATCGTGGGCAAGGTAACTTAAAATAAAGGTCGGTGTATGTGCGGTGGAACCCCGAAAGTTGAAAAGCGCGATATACAGGCTGAAAAGCGGCTAGCTGACATGGAGGCTACCAGCAAAGCTAATGCTGACATAGCAGCGCGCAGAGCAGGCCGCCGCCGCTCTTCTTTGATTTCTAATTATGGTGGGGCGGGTGGTGTTTCTGCCATATCAACCCCTGCTGGGAGTGATACGCTTGGGTGATATCAAGGCATCAGCTGCTAGCATTTCGCAGCGTCTTTCTTCTATGGAGTCGCTAAGAAGTGAGCACGTCGAAGTGTGGCGTAAGTGCATGCAATATTCTTTTCCTTTGCTGCAACATGGCTTTTTTGGCGAGATAGTAACCGCTGAAAACGGGCTAGCTGAGCTTTCGCGCCTTAACGATTCGACTACTACAGAGGCCGTTAGAACGTGGGCTTCTCACATGATATCCGGCATGACACCAAGTAATGCTATCTGGTTCGGCTTGCACATGAGCGGTCAAGACGACGAAGAAAAGCGCTTTCTATCCCAATCCGCACGAGTTATCTGGGAAAATATCCATAATAGCAATTTTGACTCATTAGCATTTGAGGCAATGATTTATGCGGCTACCGCTGGTTGGTTTGTGCTGTACATTGATGAGGATAAAGACGGCGGCTATCACTTTGAGTTATGGCCAATATCAGAATGTTTTATATCATCTTCGCGCCCTGGTCAGCCGATTGATACTGTTTACAGAAAGTTCAAGCTACGCGCTGATCAAGCAATGACAGAGTACGGTGATGCATGTAGCGAAAAAATCAAAGAGGCCATAGCTAACAACAAGCCCCACGAGCAGTTTAGTTTTATCCACGCAGTATATCCACGTGAAGATGGAGATCCAAATGCTAGATTTGCTAAAAACCTACCAATTGCTAGTGTTCATATCGATTGCACTAATAAATCAGTTTTACGAGAAAGCGGCTATCATGAAATGCCGTGCTGTGTGCCTCGTTATACGCTTATACCTGGTTCGCCGTACCCGGTCGGGCCGGTTTATGATGCGTTACCAGATGCTGCCACCTTAAATAAAATCAAAGAAATGGAATTCGCTAATCTCGATTTGGCTATCGGAGGAATGTGGATAGCTGAAGATGATGGAGTGATCAACCCTAGGTCAATTAAGATCGGGCCGCGCCGCGTAATTGTAGCCAATAGTGTTGACAGCATGAAAGAGCTCCGCTCTTCTGCTGATTTCAATATTGCCTTTATGTCCGAAGATAGAATTCAGGCGCAGATTAGAAAGATAATGCTTGCTGATATACTGCCGCCAGTGGAGGGGCAGCCGCGAACCGCTACGGAAATAAACGAGCGTATTGCGTGGCTTAGGCAAATGCTCGGCCCAATTTATGGTCGAATGGAATCCGAATACCTACAGATCATGATAGAGCGCTGCTTTGGTCTTGCGTTGCGAGCTGGTGCGCTTGGTATGCCGCCTGAATCAATGGGTGGCCGCTCATGGCATGTTAAGTATCAATCGCCTTTAGCGCGTGCGCAGAAGGTTTCAGAGGTTGCGGCTATTGATCAATATGTCGGCGGTCTGATGTCAGTTGCTCAGCAAGACCCATCTGTAATGGATAACGTAGATTTAGATAAAACGGCACGGTATCGAGGCGAGGCGCTAGGCGTGCCTGCTGAATTAATCCCCACTGAAAAAGATATTGAAAAGCGACGCGTGCAGCGCCAACAAATGCAGCAAGAGCAAAAGCAAGATCAAATGGCTGAAGAGTTGCAGCTGGAAGCGGGTAAAAAGGCAATGGAGCGGTAAAGATGAGTTCAGGAGGCAACCCTTACCAGTTAGACACGGCTATTGAAATGGCCAAACGTGAAATATTTATAACCTATGGCCACACGACTAGCGTCGGAAGAAAGACTTTAAAAAAATACGGAAATAATACAGCAGTAGGAACAACGGAGGAGGATATAACACTAAACGGCGGTACGGAGGTTTATTTAACCACAAATGGTATAGATACAATAAGCAGCTCAGACGCCGCAGATGCTGGAAATATTTATATTGAAGGGATGACAATAGTTGGATCAATTCTTACGTTTGTGTCGCAGATAATCGTTGTTGATGGGCAAAATAAGGTGTTGCTAACAACCCCTCTTGCTAGGTGTACTAGAATGAGAGGTGATCATGATGGCAGTATTTATGCGTATGAGGAAACGGCGATATCTGCGGGTGTGCCTGTAGATACATCTAAAATACATTGCACTATGTCAGGTGATGATAATACCAGTCTAAAGGCTGGAATAAGCGTGGCGTCAACTAATTATTTTGTTATGACTGGTTGGTGGTCTACGTTGGGTAAGTCGGCTGGTTCTGCCGCTGCAGATATGCGCCTTAAATTTTCTTCGCTAGAAGATGCTGCACTACCTGGTGTGTTCTATACGGATGAAATAAGATCTGTATCAGCCAATAGCCCGCTAGATGCATCGTTTCACATGTACGAGATTGTAAGGCCGAACACTGACATTATTATAACTGGGCAAGCATCATCTGGAAGCTTGGATATTCACGCCGGTTTTTATGGTTTTTTTGCTGATATTGTTGATGGGAGTACATTAACAGCTGATGGATGGGTGGTGCAAAAATGAAAAATGATCCTGTAACACCAGAAGAATACAAGCAAATATTTGAAGATAACAAAGTAGGTCAGAGGGTCTTTGAGGATTTACTCCTTAAATTTGGCCGCCTACCAGGTGAAAAAGGCGGTATAGACCGCATACTTAATCAATTTGAGTATAGTGGGCGACGCCGAGTTATTGACCATATAGCGTTAAAAATAGATCAAGCAAACGGCCTTCGTACGCATGGCGAAGTAATCGACATTGAAAAGGAATAACTATGAACCGTAATTTTTTAAAACATAACTATCGTGAAGAGGCTACTCCAGATGGTGGTGATGGTGGTGGCGGTGCTGCACCTGATGCTAATCCAGCGCCAGTATCTGCAATTTCAGGTGATCAATCATCAATCCCTATGCATGAATCAATGCCTGAGAAATTTCGGGTGTTTGATGGTGAGGGTGATGACGCCAAGTTCAATCTTGAGAGCTCATCACAGAAGCTACTAGACTCTTATTCTAGCCTTGAAAAGCGTGGTGGCGCACCAGAGAGCCCTGAAGAATACAGTATTGACGCTGAAGCCATGGGCGAAGGCTTTGACGCTGAAGCATTTATGTCTGATGAGTCCACTAAGGGCTTTCTTAAGCGAATGCATGCTAAAGGCATGAGTAACGCACAGGTTCAAGAGGTAATCGACTACGGCCTGAAAGAGTGGGCTCCAAACATGATGCAGGGCAATGTAGACCTCACATCTGATCAAGCCACCGACCACATGAAAACCGAAGTATGGAGCGACCCGGCTCAATACAAAGAAAACATGGGGCAAGCAAACCGCGCATATTCTTCGCTATCACCTGATCTACAAAATGAGGTTAACGAGCGAATTGGCAATGATCCTGTATTTATAAAGGTAATGGCGATTTTTGGCAAGGAGATGAGAGAGGACACGCCGCCGCTTGGTGATACTGTTGTTAGTAGCGTCATGGAAGTTGAAGAGATGATGAAATCTGACGCTTACAAGGATTCTAAGCATAAAGATCATGAAGCGGTTAGTAAGCAGGTCAGAGACTACTTCAAGAGCAAGCAGAAAAAATAACGGTTGTAGGCTTTGCGCCAAAGTGACGCAATCACCGCAGATATTGCGGGTTATACGTCACTTTGGGGTATAACCATTGTTATGTATCAGT